CCTCTTTCTTATTAATTGTCAATTTGTTTGTGACTTTATCAATTGCGGTAGCTAAAGTTCCATATGCACATAAGGTGGTAACTAACGACGTAAAACCATGCCCTGTAGAAATACCTTTGTTCAATTGGAAAATTAAATTACTTTCAGGTAACAATACACGTTTATAAATCATCGAACTCATACAATAATAGAACAATTTATCCATATCTTTACCCTCTCTAAAACACAAACGTATCAAAGCAAATGCAGCAACTATTTGGTCTTCACTGGTATTATTATCATGACCACTGTAATCTAAATCACAAATTAATTCTTTCCAATGATTAGGTTTCATGTTATCAACAAACCTTAACATATTCCCTTGACCATAAACCTTCGCTAATTGACTAAAATTATCTTTTATTTCGGGTAAACAATTAGTAACTGGATTTACCAAAGATTGGCAAATTAAAGTTGGTACATCTTCACCCATGCAAGTAACTCGAGTCTTAACATTCTTACCCTTTTCATCTACGTTGAACTTAGTTCTTTTCTCTCTACCACCAATTTGTATTAAAGAAGTATCCAAAATTTTCTTATCGCTCTTCATTATTCTTTGACAATATTTATAAGCATAACCTTTAGTATAAGGGCTACTCCATTTACGATATTTAGCTATCTTCTTACTTGTAGATACACCTGGAAAAGCTTTAGGTTTAACATCTAAAGTAAGAATATACTTCGGATCATACGTTCCGACATAAGGTAGATTTAAATCAACACCAACACGACTTAAATAACCATCCATTATGTCATAACGATTAAATATTCTTTCTTTTGGTGTAGCCATATCTATCAAATTTTGTGAGCTATGAGCCCAATCACCACTGAAAGTCTTAATATATTTAAATTCATTCTCCTCATAACCAGTATCTACATGTGTATTAAAATAATCTAACAATGAATCACGCTCATAAACTCTTCGCCGATCGGAATAACTTCGTCGTTTAGATCCTTTAAGAACAATTAATTTACAGTTCTTAGTAATAGGTAGCGGTAAACCTAATTCAACATGCTTCTCGGGTTGTTTTGATACTTTATCAATTAAATACTTCAATTTAACACCTCTCATATTATGTGAAAATTCGTCAACAACTAATTCTTCACCATTATTGTAGAATCGATATGTCTTATATTTTCCTAATCTACCCATACCATCAAATCGATTGTAATGTTTAATTCTATATAAATCACGCAAATT